GGCATGCACCGTCTTCCCGAAGCAGAATGTCGAGAAGGTCATCAAGGGTGGCATCGCCATGGTCGACAAGAAGGTCAATCTTCAGGAGCTTACCGTTGTTCTGGCCAGTGATTCGGGGTTTAGTCCCGGTCAGAAAGTCTTCGTGCGCGGCGACGCTGTGGTCCAGAATTGGGTTAAGGAAGTCTTCACGGTAGATGGTAAGGAATTCATCCTGGTTCCTGAAACTGCCATCATGGTTGTGACCAATGGGTAAATGGCTCCTCATCGGGGACCCACATATCGTTGCCGAAGAACTGGATGATGGCCAGGCCCTCATTGACGGCATTTGTCAGACCATCGAGGCAGAGGAGCCAGACTACGTCTTGTTTTTAGGTGACCAGCATCACAACCATCGTGTTTTGGACGTCGAAGTGATGGCTTTCTGGCGCAGCGCTTTCTGGAAGATGGCCAATCTCGGGCCGCCCATCTTCGCTCTTGTCGGAAATCACGACATGCCCGGCGATGCCAGCTCGAAGTCTCATGCCATGCTTGCCTATGAGGGCATTGCAGGCCTGAAAATCGTCGACATGCTCATGAAGGTCGACGGATGCCTTTTGGTGCCGTACCGCCACAGCAGTCAAGATTTTATCAACGATGTCCTCTGCTCCCCTGACCAGAAGGTCGTATTCTGTCACCAGACGCTCCAGGGCGCCACCTACGAGAACGGCTTCTATGCAAAGGATGGGGCTGACATCACCGGCTTGGAAGACCGAGAGTTCATCAGCGGGCACATCCACACTCCGCAGCGCTTTGGGAACGTCACCTACGTTGGCGCCCCCCGGTGGCGGAGCCTATCTGACGCTGGGATTGACCGAGCATTGCTGTTGTTGGACATCACCAGCGGGAAGCTGGGCACTGGGCGCGAGAATGGCGGTAAGGCCATCGACACCAGCCAGTGGTGTCGGAAGCTGATTCGAGTAGAAGTCCGCCAAGGGCAGCCTCTGCCTGATGTAACGCTGCCCAGCCGGCACAGGTATATCGTTGATATTCATGGGGATTCCGCCTTTTGCTTAGCTCAAAAGTACCTCTGGCCCGGCTGCAGGGTGCGGACTTTCAAGACCCAGAACAGCGTCAAGCACGTTTCAGAGTCTATGGGAATTGACAAGGCGATTCAAGTATTTATGGGCTCGTATGTGCCTAAGTACGGCACCGATATCGGGGTGCTTCGAACGATGGTCAATCAGAGGTTGGGCAATTCATGAGCGACGAAAAGACTACCATCGTAGACCACCTTACGGCATCGAGGCTCCTCACGGAGTGGACTGGTCAGGTGTCCGAGAATCAAGTAAAGACCCTTAACATGTGGCCTTCAATTATGGTCAAGGGTCTCAAGTCCCATCGGGTGGCTATCAATCTTGATGAACACAAGGTGGTGTACCACCTGACCATGAAGCCTGGCAAAACTCTCAAGGAAATGAACTCCTTGACGATGATTGAGAGCGGGGTTTGGCACCTTCTTGGCGACACCTGGTACACTGTAGTCAAAGCCGGCAAGCGTATTGTCTACGCCGGTACCAGACGTAAGGAGTTCAGAATTGGACAATTCAGCAGCCTTGGTACGGGCTCAGAGGGTTTTGACTCCTCGGGAGCTGGAGGCGTACCAAAAGTACGTTGAGTCAAACAAGCCACCGCTGGCCGCAAGCACGGCCGGGAACTTCTTCGCCCTTTTTCTGCAGGGACATACAACCGAAGAAATCGCCAAACTGAATCCAGCCTTCGGCCTGGGAATAATCGTTCGGGCAAGAATCGATAACGACTGGGACACCGCCAAGGACCTCCACTTAGAGAGTCTCTTGACCAATATCAGACAGGTAGCCCAGCAGACCCAGCTTGGGGCAATTCGCTTCGTATCCGACGGTCTAGCTGTTTATCAGCGTTTGGTGGGGGAGAAGTTTGAGCGATACCTGCAGTCTGGAGATGTCTCCCAGCTCGGGGATTACAAGGACATGAGTTTTAAGCAATACAAGGAACTCCTTGAGCTGCTCCTGAAGTTGACCGGCCAGGAGGGCGCGACCACGAAGAAGGTGTCCGGAGACGTCATTCATCGTCACGTCGTTGAAGACTCCTCTCAGCCCGTGGCTGTTCGCGCAGACCGTCCCATGTCGTCCGAAGAAGCAGATAGTTTTCTCAAGAGGCTGGATACCGGCCTAAAGGTGAAGAAATGAACCCGCTCTTTCTTGCTGTTTCCCGTTGGTCGGCTTTCTTGTTTTTGAGGTCTGGCTTGGCTAGATTCTGGTACAAGCTCTACCAGTTCATCTGGGAGAGGAACAAGAGAACACCTATTCGTCGCTTCACCACTCTCCCCGACATGGTCAAGTACATGCGGGACATGAAGTGGCGAGCGGATACCTGGCGCGAGCTTGGCGACGCCATCAGCAGCCCCGAGGCAGTTCAGTACCGTGCTGACAACAACCCCGAGCACTTCATTGGGGACTGTGATGAGTTCGGAATCTATCAGGCAGCAATCATCAACAACGAGCTTGCCGATGACCCCAATTGGAGCAACCTTGGCATTCTAAACGCCAAACTGCTGAGCGTCATGTGGTACAAGACCGGCGACCACAAGGGGTTTGGTGGCCATAACGTCTGCCTCATCGCCTACACCGACGGAACCTATTCCTACATGGACTATGGCTGGCCCCAGGCCCGCCGCGAGACTGTTCAGGAGATTGCCAATGACGTCCGGCTTCGCTATGCAACCCCATGTCAGTCGCTTGGGTGCGCCGTCTCCGATCCCCGTTCTCTGAAAGTGCTTCAGGCTCAGAGGACGTAGGTGTCCGAACTTCTACCGAGCCCAGAAGAGGACCTTCGTCAGGTTCTCTTCACGCCTTGCGAATCGAAAGAATCGCTGGCTCGGTGGATTCGTGTTTTCTTGGGCCTGTATCTGCCGGACTGCATTGTCAGTGATGAGAGCAATAGCTCTCCCATGGACATCATCTGGGAGATCTACAACAAGGGACGATTGAACAATGACGAGGACTTTTCTCGTGTCATGTCGTATGCGAATCGCGGAGGCTTCAAGACATTAGGAGCGTCGATATTAGAAGTTCTTCAAGTTCTACACTTGAAGAGAAACGTGGCTCACATGTCCGCCATCTTCGACCAATCGCTGAAGAGCCAGGAGTACGTTCGAGACTTCTTCAACAAGCCCTACATCCGAGACTTCCGATTGGGGCAGAACAAGAAGAAGATTGAAGTCTGCCGCTACTACAGTTCTACCGGCCACACTTTGACGGAGTCAGAGTGGAACGACCTGCCGCCAGAAAAGAAACATGACTATGAGCGTCAGTACAACTACATCCAGATTGTTCTCTGTACCATGCAAGGCGCCAACAGTGCTCACACCGAGTTCCTCTGCGTAGATGAAGTTGATGTCGTTCCTAAGCAGCATGTCAGGGCTTATGAGGAGGCAAAACACATTCCAGATCCGCGTGATGGGATCATGCCCATCACGTTGTTGACGTCGACTCGAAAGTTCTCTTACGGTCTTGTGCAATCTGAGATTGCAAATAGCGTAGAGTCAGGCCTTCATGTTCGCCACTGGAATGTAGTCGACATCACCCAAGCCTGCCTGCCCGCTCGACACGAACCTGAAAAGCCGAAGCAGACCTATTACATCAATGACTCTACGTTGCGTCACATTACTGAAGCAGACTACGGTCTTCTTGACGAGCAGGCTCAAAAGAAGTTCTACCCGAAGGAGGGATACGCAGGCTGCCAGAAATGTCCACTCTTCTCGGCTTGCAAGGGGCGCCTAGCTACCCATCAGCTGAGCTTGAGTCCGATGCTCAAGCCCATTCCAACCATCGTCAACGCCTTCAAGCAGAGTAGCGCCGCCTCAGTCCAGACCCAGCTCCTCTGCAGGAAGCCAGACGCCTCGGGTCTTATCTACCCCAAGTTCGAGCGCGAAATTCACATGAAGACCGCCTCACAAATGGCGGAGATGATTACCGGCGAGAAGCACAATGAGCACACGACCAAGTCCCAGCTCCTTCAGCTGATGCTCGACAAGGGCGCCCGCTTCTACGCCGGCATGGACTTCGGCTTTACTCACAATTTCGCAGTTACCGTTGCTGCCGTTTTCGGGCAGTTCATGTTCATCTTCACGGTCATTGCTATGCCGAACCTGGAGTTGGACGAGAAGATCGCGGTCTGTGAGCCTCTGAAGGCTTACTCCCCAACCATCTTCGGCGACGAAGCTCAGCCTGCTGATATCAAGACTTTCAAGCGCAAGGGCTTCAACATGCGCGAGTGGGGCAAGTACCCTGGCAGCATCAAGGCTGGCATCGAAGTCGTTCGCATGAAACTTATGCCTGCGGTCGGTGTACCCCAGATGTTCCTTCTCAAGGACGACCCAGGGTGCGAGTTCCTTGCCTCTCGCATTGAGAAGTACCATTTCATGACAGATGCCGGTGGACACATCAGCGAAGATCCAGATAAAGAGTTGGATGACGAAGTTGACGCAATGCGTTATATGGTCATGAATGTTTTTGCCCCCAAGGGAAAAATCAATATCCCGACCAGCAAATCGTCCGACCTAGAAGACATCAGGAATACCATCGCCGAGGCTACTGGAAATATTCAGGCCGGGAAGCCAGCCAACTTCCTCAAGGAGCACTTAGCTGGTCTGACTGGAGAGTCGACCGGCAGCGGGGTAGCCTCAAAGACTATTCGAAGAGGTAGATTTACATTCGACGGGTAGCGCAACCGTAATCTTAGCTTGGAACATCACCCGGGGACAATAATGGACGCCACCCTTAATGTAACGCTAAAAATCCTCGCCTTTGGGGATAGAAATGTCAATAGTAACCCAAGGTTGAGGTACGTGGATTGGTCGCGAGACGCCAGTGGAATTCAGGTTCGCGACCCCAAGGTGGAAGCTCACGCCATCGACCCCGGAGCTACGAAGCTCATTTTTGATGGAACCAGGGCGACGAGTATCGCCCTTAGCACAGCTTTTTCTGTGACACTGTCTCCGTTGGACCCGAGCCGGTACCGCATCACCTGGACCGGTGGCACTAACCCAACCTTCAGGGTGGATCGCGGTCTGACTCTGACCGGCATTGCTGCCACCTTCTTGGTCTACGCCAACAACACGGTCAACCTTAGCGTCCCCGCTCTGGCGGCCTTTGACTTCAGCTCTGTCAGCCCCGGAGATACCGTCTTCATTCCCAGTACCGCGTCTGGAGACCCCGCAGGCCCCTTCTCACCCCTGAATGGCGGTTACTGGCAGGTTCTGGCAGTACTGGACAGCAAGAATCTCAGCATGGCTAGGTTTGCAGGCTCCGACTTCGAGGCCGTGAATGAGACCGTCACTCTAACTGCAAATAGCCAGCTGCAGGCCTACAGCACCACCGGGGTCCAGACGGGAGACCGAGTCGACATCAGTGCCGGGTTCGCAGCAGCTACCAGGAAGACATTCGAAATCGTTACCGTAACCAGCACTTTCATTGAGGTCATGAGCACCACAGCCTTGCCTCCTGAGACCGGTGTTACGCCGGGAACCTCTGGCATGATTTTTTACACCGACGCCAAATCGTTCTTGTATATCGAAGGTGACCAGGAAGCTGCTGTACGCCTGAACGGGTCTACCGACAACAGCCAGCGAATGTCCCCCATCGAGGCGGGGAATCCAGACCGTCCTGGCCAGTATCTCAAGCGTGGCCCGGCCTGGTCACTGTCGATTGTCAATCGGGCCCCAGTAACGCTCAATGTGGTCGTGCTCCACGCTGAATAAGGCATTCAAATGTCCAAGAAGAGAAGCGGCATCGAAAGTGAATTGAGTCCTTTGGCGAAGTCCCTCATCGAGGGGATTGTTGGGTCTCCAAAGACCTCGCCCGCCAGGACCGGTGGCAAGATAACTATGGAGCTGACGGACCCCTTTGGGGTTTCTAAGCTGAGCAAAGAGCAGGTTGAAGCCGAGGACAAGCGAATGGCTGGCATGAGCCCGCTTGTCAAGTCGGTCATGAATCTCTTGAATGGACCAGGTGATAGTATCGAGCGCCTGGCCTTCGACACCGATCCGAGCCAGAACAACACCTACCAGGCTCTCTACAAGGTTAAGCTTCGCCTCCTTCCCGATGAGGTTCTGAAGCGAGTTGCCATTCAGGACGACCTGGTTGCTGCCATCTGCAATGCGCGTTCCAACCAAATCAGTAGCTTTGGTCGTCCTCAGCCAGACCGTTTTAGTACTGGATTCAAAATAGAACCCGAGCCCGGTCTTCTTGAGAAGCTCAACGATGAGGACAAGAAGAAGCTTCAGGCTCGTATCAGTGCAGCTGAGCTGAAGCTTCTCAGCTGTGGTGAAACTAAGGGTTGGAAGGACGTGGATGCTCTGTCCTTTGGCCAGTTCATGTACATGGCCACTCGTAACGCCTGCATCTTTGGCCGAATTGCAGTTGAGGCCATCCATATCGATGGCATGGACGGAAAGAAGAGATTCCACAGCTTTCGGCCCATTGACGCAGGCACCATCTACCGGGCGGCCCCCCAGAAAGAGGCTGGAGATGCTGTTCGTCGTCAGGCCAGGAAGCTCCTGGAGCAAGTCAAGAACAAGCACCTGGAACCCGAACGATTCCAGAAAGATGAGTACGCTTGGGTGCAAGTTATCAGTGGTCGCCCGGTTCAAGCCTTTACCGCTGAAGAGTGCCTGGTCCATAACTTCTATCCGGTCACGGACGTGGAGCTGGATAACTACCCCCTGACACCTCTCGATACCATCATTGCTGCAGTCACGACTCATATCAACATCACCAACCACAATAAGCTCTATTTCCAGTCTGGCCGAGCGGCTCGTGGAATGATTGTCATCAAGTCGGATGACGCTGACGATGGGGTGATTAAGAGCATTCGTCAGCAATTTCAGGCTTCTATCAACAGTGTCGGCAATGCTTGGCGAATGCCCATCTTCGGTGTTGGCTCCGACGATGAAATCGGCTGGTTCCCGATTGACAACTCTAGTCGAGACATGGAGTTTCAGTACCTGAGTGACACCAACGCTCGCGTCATTCTCTCTGGCTTTCAGATGAGCCCAGAAGAGCTGCCCGGATACGCTCACCTGTCTCGCGGTACCAATAACCAGGCCCTTAGCGAATCCAACAACGAGTACAAGTTGGAGGCCCACCGCGACGTTGGCCTGCGCCCCCTATTGGCTCAGTTCCAGAACTTCGTCAATCAGAAGCTCCTTCCCCTTATCGATGAAGAGCTGTCCAAGACCTGTTCTCTGAAGTTCGTGGGTCTCGACTCAGAGACGGCCGAGAAGGAGAGCACCCGCCTCCAGCAGGACATGGTAGTCCACATGTCCATGGATGAGGTTCTCGACAAGGTTGAGAAGAAGCCAGTCGGAAAGGAATGGGGTGGACAGTTCCTGCTCAACCCCCAGTGGCAGGCAGTTCTAGACAAGTATGTGCCCCAAGGTATGATTATGGAGCACTTCTTCGGGATGAAAGGGGCTTCTAAGGACCCACGCTACGACTTCCTGAACAACCCGAACTACTTCCAGCAGATGAGCCTCCTTCAAGCCGAACAGCAGGCTCAGCAGATGGCCGCTCAACAGCCCCAGCCGCCTCCAGGAGGGGGCGATGGCGGCGGTCAGCCCCAAGACCAGGGTGGAGCAGAAGGACAGCCCCAGGACCAGCAAGGAGGCCAGGAGCAGCCTCAGGGCCAGGATGGAGGACAGCCACAGGAAGCCACCCCGGACCAGGCTCCCCAGGACCTCACGCGGTCTCTGGACCAGCTAAGTGGCCTCTTGAGCAAGTCTGAGTCCCAGCTTCCGACCAGCCGTCGCAGGCTTCTCGCCCAGCAGAGAATGTTCACACGGAAGGCCCTTCAGGCTTTTGAGGCGGAGAGCCGTGAGGCTATCAAGGAAATCTTGGATGTAGCTGAGAAGCACCAGCCTCCGGAAAAGAAGAAGAGGTAGCTATGAAACCTCGTCTGGGCTCTGCGGCCGTCAAACTCATTGAGATGGCCGTTGAGGCTCTCTTTGAGAAAATCAGGAACCACACCCTGGGTGACAAGCACCCAACCGGGAAGCGTCTGTACATCGCATACAGGCCCGACCTCACACTGAAAGGCATTTTCGACCTGGCAGCAGCTGAGGAAGGCGTCAGCCCAGACCAGGACGTCCTGAAGACGCTCCTGAAAATCAGCAACTCCTATATCGACGCCACCAAAGAGCGTGCCAAGGCCAAGGTCGTACAGTCTGTACAGGCCTTCTTGACCGACGCTGGGAACAAGGGCGTCAAGACCAACATCGAGACCGTGTTGGGTGGCAAACTCTACGAAGTTATGGGCGAAGCCACCAGGGACCTGAAGCGCATCTTTGAGACTGAGTCGACGGTGGTCCGCAACACCAGCATCATGGACGGCATCGTTCGCGCCAATGCAGCTGCTGGCATTGACGACCCGGTCGTCTTTTTCGTGACCGTCCGAGACGGCGTGAGATGCAGCGAATGCACCCGGCTGCATATGCTCGACGACAAAATCACCCCCCGGGTTTGGAAGCTGAGCGAGGTCGGCAGCGGCTACCACAAGAAAGGCGACGAGACCCCCAAAATCGGAGGTCTCCATCCCCACTGCAGGTGTGTTCTAACAACCCTCATGAGGGGTTACGGGTTCAATGCCGCCGGTCGAGTTCAGTACAGGGACCCAGGGTACGACGAGTACGCGGTCCAGCACGGTCTTGGTAAGTCCGAGGAAGAGATCGGCGAGCCTCTCCAGAAGGGCTTCAAGCAAGCCCAGATTAAGCACATTTTGAAGCGCTTCGGCTGGGTGGAAAAGCCGGGTGGGGGTGGCCACGACATGATGGAACATCCCACCATTGGTGCCAAGATTCCGTTCCAGCGTGGCTATGCCGGCGACTATGACTGGCCCTGGGTCGACAAGCACCTCAAGAGTGCTGGATTGACGCGGAGCCGCCAGAACGAGATTACAGCCGACCCCACCCATCCCTATCATCCCCATTACGTTGCGGCTGGATTGGCAGAGCCATCGGCACCCGCCATGAAGACTTGGCACCCGCAGGGGGCAGAGAAACACGTCCCACTGGACCAGGTCGAAATCGGAGGCCAGGTGGAGGGTCGAGCCCACGCAGATGCCGTCCAGAAGTTCAAGACGGGGCAGGGCAATTTTCCGCCAGTGGACGTGTTGGATATGGGAGACGGGACGTTCGGCAGCATGAACAATCACCACCTGTTACAGGCAGCCCGTGATTCAGGGATGACTCATGTGCCTGTGAAGGTTGTTACGGACACTCCGCCGGCTCCGTAGCAGTCGCCTCGCCACCATCAGCATCGGCCCACTTGATGATGTAGGTGGTTTCTCCAGCGATGGATACCAGCTCGGCCTCGACTTCGACAGAGAAGGACTCAGTCAGCTTCTGGCCCTTGAAAAGGTAGGTAATCTTGGTTCCGGGGCGAAGGTAGACGGTGTCGAGAGTCACTTTCATAGATAGGCTTCTACCACGGCTAGGAAACAGGTGTCAAGGCCCAATCGGAATGAGGCGCTTCAGAGTTTCCGTAGTCCTGGCGATGAGGTCTCGGTAGCGCTTCAGAATGCGGTTCTCGTCT